TGCCCCTCGATTGGGCTCGCCCCAATCAGCGCCAAAGGGATCTTCTTCGTTGCCAGCACTATAGTTGTCCCAATCTTCAGAGGTAGGCGGGCCTCCAGCAGCATTGGCGCGTTCTGCCGCCCGCGCAGCCGCCCGACGAGCCGCCGCTTCACCACCGCCGCTGCGAGCCGCCACGGAAGGAGCATAGCTGTCATTGATACCAGGTACAGTCGTGATCATCTGGCCCGTATCGGGATCGAAGGTGCCTGTGCCATTCAGGAGCGCACCCATCTGATCAACCCCACTGCGTCCTGTACGAGCAGCGACGTTGTAGTTGTCTGTATTGGAACGCGAGTTTTCGGCGCCTGAAAGTCCAAGTTTACGTTGCAATTTTTTCGCACTGTTATATACGGCTTCTTCGTTTGGCATACCCAGCACCTCCGATAACATCCCAGCCATCTGGGGGTCACTACCCCGTAAGGCTTCGAACTGTCGTCCAAAAGCATCCGGGTGCTTTGGGTCATAGCTAAGCGAAAGATCGTACTGCTCGGCAAGCGCATCGACGTTCTGCCCGAACTGCTCGTCGAGGTTTACCCCGTCTACTATTTTTCCTGCGCCGAAACCAACATAGCGGGCGCGCGCTGCTAGAGCTGGACTGCGGCCGCCGATCTGGTTCAGGGTGGCCTGCATCCATCTGCGTCTTGCCATTAAGCTTTGATCTCCGCCGGCGCCAGTAACCGCCATGCCGAACTCGTCGCTTTCGACCTGGCGGTTGGGAATGAAGTCTGCCAGGTTGTAATTTGTAAAGCCCTGCCGCGCCAGTCCACCTAACCGTGTTCCCAGTGAACCGTAACCGGAAGCATTGGGAACGAGGCTGAGGGCCAGGGCATAAGCGCTGTTCTGCTGAGCCATCAGGCTGCGCGGGGAGCTGTTGGTGACGTCTCTCCAGTTGTCGGCCTCTGCCTGTGTGTCTGGCGCAGCGAGACCACCAATGTTTTGATTGGGATCGTTCACCAAAGTAGGCCGGGGCATAGTGCCGCCGGGAAGCCAGGGCTGGCTGGCGCCATTACCACCTGGACCACCTGTAAATCTATAAGGAGCCAGATAGTCGTATGAACTTCCTCCGGCTCGACCGCCGGCGCCGCCGTTGTTGAGAATTCGCACCATGCCTCCGGCGTAATCGTCATACATTTCAATCGCGGAGGCGTCTTCTCCTGGCATTATTCCAGACGAAGCCCTGAACATGCCAGGGATGGTGTTCATGGCTCTGCGCGCCATGATAGCCTGGCCGCTGGTGTAGTCTACACCTGCGGCGATCTGCGACCCGATAGTGCGCACGTCCTCAGCAGTGATCCACGCCTGCACATAACTGCCGCTCAAGGGCCGGGTGGCGAGGCTGGGATTTGGCACCCCGTTGCTCATCAGGCTTCCCCCGGGGCCAGCCTGGCCGTAAACACTGTCAACATAATAGTTGGATGGAAGGGCACTCTCGCCCATATTTTGAGCGATGCGCTCGTAGAAAGGTATGGCGGCTTCCGGCTGCATCAGACGAGAGGGCAGGCCGCCTTGGATTGGAACGTTGTAGTCAATTCCGCCGCGCTGCCCTTGCAAACGTAATGTTCCGCCGCTGGACAGGACATCCAGTGCGTCGTAAGTCATCTGCCTGGCGTTGGGATCATTCGAATAAATAAAACCAAGGTTGGTGGCAGCATCGCCTGCTCTAACCCCTACCAGTCCAGCCGGAGACTGCGGGTTGATATCCGTGGGTGTATAGGCGCCGAACCACTGATGGGAGCCCTGCATCTGGCTGTCCAATGCGGCTCTTGCATCCCCAGGAAGGAGCGGCGACGGCTCCATGCCGGGATTGCCAAGGAACTGCTCGCCTTCGTAGAAGGAATTCGGCGAGGCATCGATGGAGAGATCCAAGCGGTCAGATCTGGCAGCATCGCGTATCCCGTTGTAAGCGGCTCTTGCGAGAAACAGGGAGGGATTGGATTTGCCGGGAACATAGCTGGGCATGGCTTCCATCATGCCGATCACGCCGGCGCTGACATAATCCATGGCCCCGCGTCCCTCTTCTTCCATCTGGGCCGCTTCATTGAGCACACCCGGCAGCATAGTCGAGGCGAGCCAGCTGTTGGCATCCTCGACGTTCTTGATCGCTGACAGTCCTGTATACTTCTGCCCAAAGGTTTCAGAAGAGCCTCTGGCGGTTGGGGTAGAGGCCAACATCGACAGATCCATCGGCTGAGACCTGAGATCCCACTGCACACCCGGCGTGTGCATGTAGTCCTCGAACGTCCCGCCTCCCCCGCGTCCCTGGTAGGCTTTATAGGCTCCCTTGTAAATCTGATTAACCTCAAAAGCCACCTGCTGCTGGACAGCGGCGGTGGCATTGACTGAGCCATTTAGAATGTCAGCGAAGGCATACCGTAAAGGTTGGTATTCTCCGGAGACATTGGCTTCTCCGAGAATACGATTGACTTCGCTTCTTCTTGGGCGACCAGGCGGCATTGAGGCTCTCCAACAGGAGCGGCGGGAGGCTACGCCGCCCCTGTTATTTCTTCGTCCAGCTTCTTCTTTTCCTGGCGGGCCGCTTCCAGCTCTTTGACGCCGTCAGCCACCCACTTCTTAAAATACCTCTCAAAGAAAGCCGGCTCCTCAAGCGGGTTCTGCGCAATGTGTCTGCCCTCCACCACCACTCGCATGGTGATGACGATCAGCTTATCCAGAACCCTATCCTCAGTAGCCCCGGTGAGGATGGCGTCTTTGACGTCATCCTCCATTTCTTCCAACTGTTCTTGTGGCGAATTTACTCCACCGGCGCCTCGATTACCTTCGGCGCTTCCTGCTTGTGTAAAGGGGACATTCCCCATCCGGGGACGGCCTCTCCAATCGCTTTCCAGATTTCCATGGTCATTTCATGCGGGAACTGGCGCAACATGTTTTCGACGTCTAAAACTTTGGCGCTATCAGCCAGAACGGGATTGCCGTCGTCGCCGGGGATGGTGGTACCAGCAAAGGTGATGGCGATTTCACGATAGGCGATCTCGATCACAGTCGGGGGGAACTCGCGGCGGGTCCCTTCCACGTCGATCTCGTAGCGGTTATTGACCATGAATTTCTGCATCGCCAACTCGTCGCCAGAGGTCGGCGGCTTGATCTTCCACACCCAGTCGGGCTCTTTATCGAAGTGATGTTCGATAACGTCTAAGATTGCGTACTTACCGAATTTAGTCATGTTGCGCCTCCACGCGTATTTAGATTTAGTAGGATGCCTTCAGATTGATCAGCTTGGCCGTGATCGGGGCAGAGCTGCTAGCCAGGAACACGCCGTTGACGGCCATGATGACCTGCTTGCCAGCTCGCAGACCAATGGGAGAAGCTGACCAGACGATGTTGCCGAGAGCTCCAGACCCGCCGTCGCCAGCGATGGTCAGCTGGTAGAAGATATTGTTGGCGCTATCTGCCTTGACATCGGATTGCAGCTTGAGGGTGATATTGCCTTCTTTGAACAGGCTGGCGACCCAGGTACTCCCACCACTCGGATCGTAGACCATCTTGGAATACAGGGTGGCGTCAGTGATCTTGATCACCAGCGAGAGAGCGAAGGAACGGGCGACGATGTCCTGGGCATCCGGCGAGTAGGAGCCGACGATCCACTGTTCGTCCAGCGGGATCGCCATGCCGGCCATGAACGAGCCGGACAGGCATTTCACAGCTGTGGCAGCCGGCAGCTCGATGGTCGCCAGAGGGGCAAGCAGCTGAGGCCCGTTGTCGACATAAGTGGCAGCCGACCAGGCGGTCGTGGCTACCTTGGTAGGCAGGCCACCCTGGAAGCCCACGGTGCCGCGCACGAACTGAGCGCCGCGCCATTCCAGGCCCAGCGAGCTCACGCGGCAGTCCTGCAAACTTTCGCCCCACAGGTTGCCGGGAGCGGAGCGCAGGGTAAAGTACGGAGCGGCGAACTGGTCGGTGTCCAGCACAAAGGTATGCTCGTAGGCGGTGGTGGAAGGGGACTTCAGGGCAGAAGTCACCTTGCCGAACGCTCCCAGCAGCAGCGAGCCCAATGTTTCAGGACGCGGAATGAACTCCAGCGCCCCACCCGAAGTTACACCAACCTTGGTGACATTGCGCAGGAGCGCGCCGCCGCCGACTTCGGTGTCGAGCGGGATGGCGAGGTTCTGCGGAGCGACAGCCCCCTGACTGAACAGGAGGTATTTGAAGAGATTGTCGGTTACATTCGGCGTGCCCAAAGCAACTTGCTTGGCTAAGCCGATAAAACTTCCTTCAGCAGCGGTCATGCTAATCCTACCGTTTCTGAGGTCAAAACCTCAAAGCGAACTTTGATCAGATAGTCATAGGAGCTTGGAGGCCCCCCAGACTGCACCATTTCACTGCGCATACTCCAGGAGAACACGCCTCGCGACACATACTCGTTCTCGCTTGATACACCTGATAAACTTAGGGAAAGTAGAGCGTGTTCAATTCGCGAGCGAACGGTCGAAGCGACGGTGCGTGCACCTTCCAGATCTTCTTGAGTGGCTTCCAGGAGGCAGCGAGCCTTTACAGTAAAACGTCTCTTCCAGGTTACGCCTCCGCCGCACTCGATCTCATAGATCGTGTCGTCCCAGCTTTCGGGAGCTGCGCCGGTGCCCGATCTGCGGATGGTCTGATCCGGGTCGTTGTCGTACAGCTCGACTGAGATACGGGCGGTATCTGGATCAGGATCGCCCTGCAGTGGGCCGATCTTGACGACCCCAGCGACAGCAGTATCGGCGGGCTTGTTATCCTCCGGGGCGTAAGTGACGTCGGTAATCAATGCCTTTATGAGAGCCGTCTGAACCGCGCCGAGGATTTCTTCGTGGATACCCATGCTTATCTCCTCAGCCGGTACAGGAGGATCACGCCGCCGGTTTGGCGAGTGATGATGGCCTTGTTGTAATCCGCCCATACGTCTTCGACTTCTGGATGGAGTGGGTTGTCGTCACGGACGCCCGACCCGACCTTGAAGCGGTCGAGGGAGGCTTGCCTGGAGCGCATTTGCGCGTACACCTTGGCCTTCACGTAGAGGCGGATCAGCTCCAGATCGGCGTCAGGAACGGTCATGTCGAAGGGCGTGACAGGCTCCGCCGGTGGATCTTCGTCAGGATCAACGGGCGGCTGGATGCCGTCAGTTTCCGATGCTGGAACCGCATGATAGGCCAGGTAGGTAAGATACAAGGCATCCGGGGAGGGGGAACCCAGGTAAAGGTTCCCCCCCTGGATGTAGTAATAGTTGGCGAACTTGGAGGTACCGGGCAAACGACGGGTATTGGGCTTAACCTGCATCTTTGACAGAAAGTAACCCGCGGGACACTCGACGTGGATATCCTCGATATAGTCAGAGGGTAAGGGATAGGCTCCATTCGTTACTGTAAGAGCCAGGTTGTCCACGCGTTTCGGGAACCACAGCGAGTAGTCCCGGATGCCGTCCTTTGCGTAAAGGTACAGCAGGTGATCGCTCCAGCGAGGCGTATTGCCCTCGTCCTGGAGATCGGTCCGTAGGTCTGCCAGTAGGTTAGCCCAGGTTGTCATTGGCATCCTTCCAGTTTCAGGCGCCTAAAACTCTAGGCGCCTTGTTTACTTTAGTCAGTGCTGCCGCTCGTCTCGTGAACTTCCACGTACTCCGGGCGGAACATCTGCATCTTCAGGAAGCCGCGCCAGCCGTAGCGGTTGACCATTTGCAGGTCGTCGTACTTGGGCGGGAAGATGGGGGTAGGAGCTTCGGCAACGCCGTAAACCACCGCCGGGCCACCCATGAAGATGGAACCATGGATGTTGACGCCCTTTGTGAGGAAGTCGCCGGTGGCATGTGGTTTCGCCAGAGGCTTCTCGAAGGTCAGCTTGTGCGCGCCGGTGTCGATGGCGACGATGCGGCGAGTTTCCTGCGTGCCGTCACTTTCGACGGGCGGGTAGCCAGCGCCCAGACCAGCGCCCTGGTCGTGGATGGTGACGTAGTCGCCAACCGCGAAGCCGGTCTCGCTCGCTACAACCACATAGCGGGTCGAGTTGGACTGGCCGACGGTGTAGACGACATCGACAGTGGCCGCAGCGCCCTGGCCGGCTACCACCGCGCCGTTCAGCGTGGTCTGTTGCACGACCGTGCCGTGATTGCGCAGAAGCATACGCTGGGTCTTGATGAAGCGCACGCCGTTCCAGGTGCCCACTTCGCCGGTGAACTTGCGGGCGGTGGTGTACTGGTTGACGTCCAGCCAGCCCGATCCGGCCCCGACACGGATGTCGTGGATGGCGCGCGGGGTGGTCACGCAGGCGATGGTCTGGATATCAGCGTCGGACATGCCGGCCACACCCGGGATTTCGGCTTCTTCGAGATGGGTGCGGGCCAGCTCGCAGAAGTCCGGATCGAAGATGTCCGTTGCGAGGATGGCGGCGCGGTTGGCGCGAGCCCCGCCGGCGAAGACCTTGTTCGGGTGGGACAGGAAGGCGTTGCGCGCCAGGATATCCAACGTATCAACTTGATTTTGTCCGATTTTTTCCTTCACCAGGCCGGCCAGGTTGCCAGCGTTGACGTAGGAAACGATTTCGCTGTAGTCCGAGAACTTCAACGTATCGCCGTGGATTTCCATGGCAAGCTGCACCGAGCGGCTGTCCAGGTGGGCGCCGCGCAGCCACAGATCGGTCTCGGCCAGCGGGTTCCAGTTCGGCTCGGTGTCCATCACTTCTGTGTAGACCATGATGCCGGTGTTGCGGGCAGCAAAATCCTGCTTGACACGGCAGAAGGGCAGGAGCAGGGATTTGATGCGCAGGGTTTCCAGCAGGAGGGCTTCGTAGTAAGTCCGCTGCCAGGCTGGGATGGCGCTTGAATACATTGCACCAGTTTCATAAGCGTTAGGCATTGTGTGACCTCTTTATTTGTGAGTTTCGTTCAGCCAAGCGCCGTACTCGTAGAAAGCTTTCGCCCGTTCCGGGGAACCGAGAGGCAGGCTTTCGATGTGCTCCATCCAGGCTTTTTCGCTGGCAAGAGCAGTCGAACTCTTGGCGGCAGGAGCTCCCAGGCCAGGTGTAACGCCAGCCATGAGCTGCTTCTCTCGTTCCGAAACGGCCTCGTCAGCAAAACTGGCGAAGTCCGAAAGGACGGTCTTCAGAGCTTCGGGGTCGGTCATGTTGGGGATCTTGTCAGCGATCTTCAACAGGTCGGGCCGCTTCATCTCTTTGATCACCTGGACCTTCACCTTGAGAGCCCGTAAGTCGTTCAGCTCTGCTTCGAGGGCGGTTTTGGCTTGGATGGTTTCCTGGATTTGACCGTCGCGCTGGGAAACGGCAGCGCTTTTCTCCGCATCTTTCACGACCAGTTGCGCACGAAGCTGCTCAAGTTCTGAGGTCTGCGCGGCAAGCTGTTCGTTCAGGGTGCGGGTACCAAGGGTCAGCTCCTCTACCTTGCGGACAAGTCCGTCGTAGCGAGCCTTTTCGATATAGCCAGCGGGGGCTTGCTGCGGAGGGGTCGTAACCTGCTCTACAGGGTCCGTGATGGTTTCAGTCATTCTTTTTCTCCAGATCTTGCTTGAGCTCGGCCACTAATCTGCTAAGCTCAGAAATAAGCCTTTCGGCTTCTTCCACCTTGGCCTCAATGTCCTTCAGCTTAGGTTGGCTGGGGCATGGCGCTTCGCGCCAATCACAGACAGGTGGTCTTTTGGGACGTGGCGTCATTAAGGCGCAATGAAGTAGATAACGATGAGGGCATTCCCGTTGGGGGAGGTCGAGGGGGCGAAAGTGCAGCCTTCCACGCCGCTGGCAACTGCTACCGTCGGGCGGACTGTTTCGACTGCCCCGTTCAACGAGGTGAAGAGCACGCAGTCACCAAGAACGACTTCGGGCAGGCCGATCTTCTTGCCCATGCCAATCGAGACGGTGTCGGCGGCGGTCACGCGCACGGGCAGATCTACTCGGGTGACGGTTTTGAAGGCAAGGTTTCCCAAGACTTCGTTGTTGTTGTTCAGGGCAATCGTCTCGGTGATATTGGCCCCGTCCATGTTCAAACCGTAGATCTTGACGTTGCCGGTCAGGGAGGCTCCTGCCATGGTGCCCTTGATGGTGACATTGCGGGGAAAGTCCGGGTTGGTAAAACCAGTCACAATCGCCTGGGTTGTCGCAAGCAGGGTGATAGCCGCGTGCACAGCAGTGGCGCTGACGGCGGCGGGCGACACATTGAAGCGTCGCAGGGTCTTGTAGAAGTTGCGGGCTACCCGCTTTTCACTGAAAGTCGTCATGGTATATGTTCCTTATAGGTTGAATACTTTTAGATGCCCCCCCCTTCGGGCGCACCAAGGGCGTGAAACTATTGCTTGTGGTTCCAGGTCTTTGAGTTCTTGGCGAAATTAGCTTCTCTTTTCAGGGCAGGGCTGGCCTTTGGATCGCTCAGTACCTTGGCGGCGTAAGCTTGAACGGTCATGCCGTGAGCCTTCGCCTTAGTGGAGAACTTGCCTTCGTTCTTTTTCTTGATGTGGATGCCGATCTTTTTCTTTTTAGTCATGGTCAGCTCCGGTATTCCTTGCCGCGCCAGATGGCGTGTTTGATGCTTCTCAGGTTGCTGAAAGGGATGGGCTCGACGGTCAGCGAGCCTTCGTGCACTTCGGCCAATACAATTCCTTGCTGCCAATCCGGGTGTCTCACGTACTCAGGTTCGAGGCCGCACAGGCAGAAGCATTCATGCCCTTGCACTACACCCAATCGCGTACGGGCGAAGATCGAGCCGCCGCGGTGCGTATGACCTGTTAAAACCGAGATCGAGAAGCGTTCCTTATCCAGCTCGGCCCTGGCGCTCATCCCTGAACCCTTACGAACAAGTTCACCGTGGCGAACAACCAGGGTATTGCCGATGGGTAACTCCCAATTACACCATTCGCTGTCGCCGTTGTCCTGGTAATTGATCCCCAGCTCGTCGAGACCCAGCAGGTTGGAAAGCTTCAGGGCGTCTAAGGAGTGCGCTTCTGGGTGAGCCCATAACCACTTACGCAGCCGGTCTTCGTGGTTGCCCTTGAGGAAGATGCGGGTAGCTTCTGGGGCGGCGTCTTTCCACTCTTTTTGACCGACTTTCCAGGCATCGATGTCTTCTTGAAGGCTTGAGATCCGTTTTGGGTCTTTGCTAAATTTTGAAAGTGCGTAAAAGTCAATCCCGTCGCTGCCGCTAATAAGTACATCTGGGTTGAAATCCCTGACAATATCCAGGGCTATCGAGCGTGCCCTTTCGTCTTGAAAGGGGTAGTGCTCGTCAGTCGGAAAAGCGATCTTCACGCGGTCTTCCTTTCCTGCGGCTGCATCTTGCCGGCTAAACCTTCTTTGACGTCGTTGGGCTTAGGAGGAGCCGGCGGAATAAGCGTTTCGTCGCCCATCATGGCCTTGATGCGATCCACTTCGCCGGGGCCGCGACCGAGCTCTTTTTGCGCCGTCTCCAGGGAAATGCCTTTCGGCTCGGTGGAGAAAAGTTTGACCACTTCATCCACGACGGTTTGGTGATCGCGCGGTAGAACCGGAGCAATCACAGGTACCACTACCGACTTGTTGATGCGGTCCAGGGCGCGGGCGGGAACATCGGAGATGCTCTTCTGGGCCAGGATCTTTGAGGAAATTCGGGCGGCGCGCGAGACTGCCTCGACCATGTAGGCCGAGGAACGCTTGAGGGCTTTGATCAGCGGCCACATGCGGATTTCCAACGTGACGCCGGAGCGCTGCCCGCCGCCGCTGTCTTCGCCGAATGTGATGGGCGGCGAGAAGGATGAGGTGCGCGACCAGTCATAAAGGAACTGGACGTAGTCAAATGCCCCCTGTGGGATTGGGGCTTTGGCCTCCAGGAGAGCTACGGAAGGAGGCGGGCTGGAACCCAGCACGCGCCCCATATCCCACATCGCATTTGGACCCAGCGGGTAGTTCTTCGCATTAAAGTTGCGAGGAAGGTTATAGCCCCAGTAAACTGGGTGGGCGTTATAGTTGATGCTGTCGCCCATGTCAGCCACCCGCCGGTTCAGCTCGTCCTGGCAGCGGGTAACGTCGGCGGAGAGTGCATCTCCCCACCAGCTTGTCGTGCGCATGCGTGGGATATACACGAAGGGGACAACGCCCCAGGGGTTGACGCCGGAAAGAGCGGAGATCTCTTGCCCGTCAATGTGATTGGTGTACTTTTCCCGCGTCCAGTGCTCGACGCGCCAGACGATTTCGGCAGTAGAGGTAAGTCCGTACTTGGCAAGCGCCTGTTCCTGGGACATCATGGTCAGGGCGTAGACTTCTAAGAGTTCGTTATCGTCGTCGGGGTCCCAGATCGGGAAGAAGTTCTGGGTGGGCACCCGGCTCCATTTGATGTGACCAAGGGAAGGAAGGTTGGGGGTGATCTTCATGGCCGCCCCGCCAAATATGTTGCGGTCCAACTCCAACTCCCATAAAAGGGAATTGCCGTTTGATCCATATAGGATATCGGACAACAGGCTGGCAGCGGCCTTGGAAGCATCGTCGGCGGCCTCATCACGGCGCACTTCAAAAGAGATCACCTGATCTGACCATTCACCAAAAGCGGCATCCGCCTGGGCCGTGCAGAGCATCCTGACCAGGTTGATGCCGACCGGAAATTCAAGAGGCGGCTCTTCGTCCTGGGGCAGCTCAACGTCTACGGGACGCCTGAAGATATCGCCGTCGAAGTAGGAACGGTAAATTTCACGCAGGGAGACTTCGGTTTCCCAGGCGTTGCGCATTTCGTTGGAGACTTTTGCCAGGTCTGACCAGTCGGGAAAATAGAGCATCTCACCTCGGTAATGCAAACGCCCGCTTTGTGGGCAATAAAAAGAGGGCTGAGATTTTGCTCAGCCCTCTGTTTGAACAGTCGGGAGGTTTCAGGCGCCTGAAACTATGGTATTGGAAACCTTGCTTTTTTTCTGCACCGGAAGCCATTCAGGCAGAAGTCGATCTCGGCGCAGGTTGGTTCTCCTGCATGAACGGACAGAATGTCGATGTGCGGGTGACCGCTGCGGATGAAGTTCAGCAGATCGGCCTCGGCGGTAGAAAGTTGTTCGGGGACTTCGTAGAACCCATCAGGTACTTCCACGGAGAACATCTCCCCAAACCTTACGTACCGCGTGGCATCCAGCAGTTTCTTCTCTGATTTGCTTACTATTAATTTTAGCATATTCCCTCTGGTATGTCAATAGTGTAATCCGATTGGTTATCTACTGTTACACATAATGGACAGCCACAACCGGTTTGTATGAAATGCTCGCAGCATCTCCCAGGAGAACGCGGGGCAGGAAGGGTATTTCCCGTCACAGTGCAGACTTCTCGCTCGTATTTCTTATCGATGGCCTTCTTGTAGACCTTGCGCATCTGGCAGTAAGTACAGTCGTAAAGATGCAGCCAGTCACCGTTGCGGTTTTTCACCTCAGTCCCGTTCGTGCTACGGTGCGTGCTCTGCGGTTGCGGTAGTTAGCATGGATGGCTGGGGCAGTCCTTTCATCCACCTGGGCAGGAACGAAACGAGCCAACCAGGCCAGCATGGCGAAGGTCATCACAATGTCTTGAGGAACCTTCTTATCGTTCTCGCGTGAATAGGAACCGAACTGCCTGATGATGCCTTTGACGTTCGGCCAGGTCATGTCATGCTCGCTGACAGCCAGCGACAGTGAGTTGAGCATGGCGTCCTTGTCGCGGTTGAAGGAGATACCATCGACCGAGATACCCACGTTCTCGAATGCCAGCTCGTCGATGGCCTTTTGGGTGCCGGTCACGTCCACGCCCTTCAGAAAGGGATGGTACTTATCGATGCAGTATTTATAAGAGTTGAGGAAGGGCATGTAAGAGCCTCTGCCATCTACCCAATCGAAGTACGCGATTTTGTGCGGTCGCTTCTTGATATTCAGCACGGCCACACAGGGGGCATTGCGGCGAGGCGGGCTGTCTGTGCCCGGATCTCCCGCCATGATGTATTCTCCGTTCGGTTCGTAGGGCATTTCGAACTTGGTCACCCCGTAGCGGGGATGCTCCTCCAGGTTGTAGCCCCTCTTTTTGGAGGCTTCGCCACGAAAGGCTTCTTCCACGGCGTCGATGAGGGACTGGTCAGTGCAGGCTGCTACATGGCTTCTGGGGAACATGGAGGCCCCGTAATCGGGGAACTCCGCCGCCAGCTCGACTAAGATCATATCGTCCGAATATTCCGCCTCCATGAGCTGAACCTGCTGTTTGGACAGCCGCTCGTTCATGTAGGTGGTAATGCGCATAGATATATAATTTGACAGGTCGCAGGCCGGGTTTTTGTTCCAACCCTTGTCGAAGCGCTCCCTGAGCCACGGTGCATCGGTCGGGGAAGTGATGATGTCCATTCTTCCCATACGGTGCGTGCCGTCGGGCCTGGTGCCGCGCAAGCGACCTCTCAGCACCTTGATCGTCTCTCCCGAAAAGTCCAGGCCGGCCTCGTCGTAGTTGATGCGGTCGAACTCCGTGCCTCTTAGGTATCTTGCGTCCTTGCCGGCGGTGCGGAAGATCCACTCCGAACCATTGACGAACTTGATGGTGGGGTAGGGGCGCAAAGATGTGTCTTCTATCAAGTGAGACAGATGCGGGTTATCTTCGATCCAAGGCTGGACCATCTCAAAGGGCAGCTCGCTCTGTTTGGCAGTGACCGAAGTATTGAGTGCCCGGAAGTAGGGGATGGTCAGGCAGTCGATCATGTACGAGGCAGCCACGCCAGAGGTCTTGCCGGCTGCGATCCCGGCCAGAAACGTGATGTTGGGCTGGGTAAACTGGTGGAACATATACTGGTACCAGAGCGGGTCCCAGCCCATCAAATACCACTTGCAGGCAGTATGGAACTGCCCCTGACTGCGTATCGCCATGGGCAGTAACGTACGGTCGGCTTCAGTGAGGACTGGCATCAGCGGGTCAAGAGCCAGGAAATAAGCAGAACAACCGCAAGGGCCAAAAGAAAGCAACCGAAAGCAAAGTGCTTGCTGTTTACGTTCGGGCCCTCGTACTCAATCGGTCTATCGTCTTCTCCGTGTGTCATATCAGTCTCCTGAGAAAGCTTGTATTCTGGCGACGGTGGCGGGGCTTGCGCCAGTAGTAGTGCCAACGATTTTATCTTTGCTGAAAAACAACAAAGTAGGTAGCGACGAGACCCCGAATAACTTGGCCGTCTCCGGGTCTGCTTCGATGTCAATCCGCTCGACCTTCACTCCACGGATCTCGGCGGCCTTCAGGTGCGGCTCCAGGGTCTTACATGGCGTGCACCAGGGCGCATAGAAGTCCATGATCTTATTCATAGACCCCTCAAGACCGCGTCGGCATAACGGACAATCCGGCAGACCTTTTCGTCACCAGTGTGCCCGTCCCAGGGCTTCGAATGCGACGGTACATGCCACGAGACCTGTCCGGTGGGCAGCTCGATATAGATGACCGGCCAGTCAGCCGTGTAGAGATCGACGCTGACGCCCACTTCAAAACCGCACTGCAGGGCCAGGGACATGGCGTGCACGATGAGAGAATTGCGCACATCGTAGTTCTGATCGTTATCGGCGATTTTCATCAGCACTTCAGCCAGCATCATTTCGGGCAGCGCACGCTGCAGAACGTCACTTGTCTTCATCGGACCTCCGGGATTGCAAACGGTTGGTAGTTCTCTACGACGCGGAAGATGTTCGCAATCGGGTACTTAACCACGATGTTGCGCTCCTTGCTGTATATGCAGAACAGGTCGCCCTTCTGGTACGTGCTGGTTACTTCGGTATAAATAATGGGCATGCTGGTGGTATCCAGCCAGATTTCGACAATCAATTTAGCCTCCGTTACTTTTAGACGCCTAAAACTATTTTGTTGGCGATATCGTTGATGTTTGTCGCAATGGCGAACAGTTCATCGGCGTGACTGACGGGATTCGCTACTGAAGCCACAATCGGCGCCAGGCCGGCTCGGGTATACAACTGAGCGACATTGCCGTTGAACTTGTTCATGTCTACCGCTTTGCTCTCGCAGCCGTAAGCGATCCCATCTTCGGTGGCGGTGTACTGCCAGAAACTCCAGTTACCTTCGCCCCAGGGCAGCAAGACTGATGGCGAAGAAGGGCCCCAGTTGGCAACCCACAAGGGACGTTTAGCCCATTTTGGATCTTTGCTACCGTATGGTTGCCAGAAACCCGGAGCGGTATAGACGCCACAGGGCTTGTTTACGTTATCCTCCACCCGGCTGCAGAAAGCATCCAGGATCGCCAGGGCATTGGAAGGAATGGTCTTCCACCATTCGTAGTCGGCATAGTAACCCAGCTCAGGCTCGTCCTTCTCGTGCATCTTGCAATAGAAGTCAGCCTGTTTGATCGGATCAACATCCCATACCAGGAAGTCGAAAGTGGCCCGCAGAAGACCATCCGTCCTAGCATCGGCATAGTTCCAAACGAAGTCCAGATCGGCGTAGCAGGCTTGGGCCGCCTTGATGATCACAAAGCTGGCGCCCTTATCCTTGGCCTTTTTCATCTCGACCTTTTGGGGAGTGGATTGGTTGTCGTCCCAAACACTTACGTCGGGTCCAAAAGCTCTATCGTCTGTCATTGAACTATTCCTTTCGTTGCTTCGAAATACTCGTAAACCTCTCGGCCATCCCACGAGTTGTGGACGATGACCCTGCCGGCACCTTCGACGATATCGATCTGTGGATGGCACCCGCAATCTTCGGTCAAGATATGCACGACGAGATCTTCGAGGGGATGGACGTGGATTTCGGTCTTGCTGACTGGGGTTGTTCCCCATCGACTTTTAGGCATCTAAAACCTTCCCATAAAAATGCCTGACGGCATCTCGAAGTTGATCTTTAGTGATCTTGCCTTGATGGGCGAGGTTGTGGTGGCGCCGGCAGAGAAGGATCATGTTGTCCATGGTGTCCCCTCCGCCGGAGCCACGAGTGTCTATGTGATGCACGTCAGTCCCTCCTGAACAACCATCCTTGGCAATGAGGCCGTACAGACACACGCCGTCACGGTTCCTTACTCGCCGGATAGCGTCAGCATCGACTGTACGTGAGGGCTTTGGACATGCCACGCTTCCGTTCCTCCGCTGCCTTCTTGCCAAACGCGCCCAGTTCCCACATGGGATGCAGGTCATGTATCGCTATCTCGTGACAAGGAGTATTGCGGGTCTCATTGATGGGCGCCTTCAGCATCTCGTCACACGTCGCATACCCGACCGGGTATCCCACCATATCTATGGCGTCGATTACAGTAAGGAGGATGATGTCCGATTTGATCGGCTTCCACTCAGACCACTGCAAGAACTTGAATTCAACTTTTGGGGTAAGTACGGTCGCCTTAACATCAATTCGCAGTCCGCAGTAAATGATGTCAACCCCGCCGTCAAATCCCAGGTGAACACCTTCATCCAGGCCAAGATACCGTCTTGCCACAATCTCTCCCGCCACCCCGATTACCTCAATGCCAGTGCCGTAATCATCAACATGTCTTAGGGTCTTATTGTGAGCAAGACGGCTCTTGGCAGTTTCTATGATGTACTGCCAAGAGCCGCTTAGGTCCATTTACTTCACCGGTTCCGCGGCAGGGGTTACAGGGACAGCCTCTTCGGCCATCCAATTGAAGTCCGGCCCAAGATCGGTGTTCATAATTTGCACGGCTTCTTCAATCATTTTGTCAACGAAGGCAGTATCGACAGGCAGGCCAATCTTCACAGCATAGTCGGTCATGGCAACGATAGCCCGCTCTTTCTTCAGCGAGCCAGCCAGGTCTTTGAAGGCCGAGTTCTGTTCCATCGACCGCACCACAGTCGAAGCCATATCCCGAAACAGTTGGACATTGGTGGCGCTCATCTTCGTCTTCATGTAGGCGATACTCATGTCAGCAGCCTGCTTCAGGAAATAGGACAGCGAGCCAATGACGCACAGGATCAGCGCGCTTATGAGAGGTTGAACATACTGGTTCATTCGGTTCTCCTAGAGGGGGATTTTGTAGATCGTTCATTCTACTGTCTGATTGTAACACTTATGATACAATTGGTCAATACAAGGTACAGTCAATTTACAATCTACCTTCAAAAAACCCTAGAACGGGAGTTCTGTAGAACAGATGAACTATGTGTCATGTAGAGCGGAAACTTTCGTTGTAGGGCTTCCTATGGCATCTGGAGGCACGCTACGATGCGGTCGACGTGGCAGTTTTGACATCCAGTCAGCCAGCTAACCGGACAGGATGCGCGAATTAGGATGCAGACCTCTCGTGTGTATGAGGGTGTACCAAATAAAACGCCCCCGATGTCATCGGAGGCGTTAGTGTAAGAACTTTATCGAAACCTTACTACTTGTTTCTTAACTTAATGGAAAGGCATTCGATTTACTAGATCCTGATGATATTTCAATTCTTCTTGTTTTTGTCTCCATTGTTGATACAACGGTTCTAATTCGATTTGTTTTTTCTTTTCAAATCCTATTCCCCCCAGAAAAATTATTACAAGTATCACGATACCAACAATTAGCACTGGTGGACCGAGTGTTATACATGCGGGGCCGTCTGTAATATTAGTTGAAGCATTTGCCCAAAGCACTAATGTTAGTAAGCCTCCTAAAAAC